GTGAATGGAGTGGCTACTGAACCAGCCTCAAGTTGTACGCCCCATACATCCAAGGTAAATGTAGAGTTTTGCGGCCAAGTCAAATCTAATTCAAGATAAGAACCTGTGCCAACTGTTTTACCGCTAATGCTTGGAAGAGTTATATAACCTGTATATCTTGCCCACGATGTTGAAAGTGTGAAAGATGGGCCAACTGTATAAACAGAAGATGAACCACCCGAACCGAAGTTCTGACCAAAAACTGTTCCCAAGGAAATAGCAGCATTTGCTTTTGCCCAAAATGAAACTACTACTGTTTGATTGGCAAAAGTTTGAACATTCTCTATGCGTTGAGCCAGATTGGAATAAGTTTGACCAGAACCAGCCACCGTTGTTGCCAAGCGTAAGAAATAAGAACTTTCATATCCTGCAACTGGGGCAGAGCCGGGAGTAAAGGTTTGTTGAGATACTGAGCGTGTTGCTCCTGAACCGTCAAAATTTACAAACCATCGGTCTGCGGTAAAAGTTCCAGAAGAAATTGATGAAAATGAAGTACCACGCTGCCAGATATTAAAATCACCATTGATAATCTTATTCTTACCCGCCACGAACGGAGCTACTGAACCACCTTTAATGGAATTTCCAGTTGAGCCAACAAGTGTTTCCTGAACAACATTGTCTGCCGTCATGCTGGTTAATTGTGCGCGACTCATTTATTCACCTGCCTGTGGTGTAGAAGAGTTGGATGGGAGTGTGCTGGCATCGTATGCCGCTTTAGTGCCTGACCAAGTTGTGCCGTCATCATTGACGACCATAATCATTGGTTCGCCAAGAGTGTTTTCATAATTAGTTACTGTAGCCATTACAACTCACATCCGTTGAATAAAATTGTTCCACCCATCATTCGACTGCCTTGTCCAGCAACGATGGTAATGCTTCCTAACAAATCTGCCCCATCAATCGCCGTTAAATCTAAAGTTGGAGCAGCATTGGTTGCCGTGTTTAGAGCATACATATTTGGATTACTTACAACCGTTATGGAGGTTGGAGCAACACGAGCCGTGACTGGAAACTTGAAGGCGTAAAGAGTTGAATTGGTTCCATAGGCATAACCCGACAAAGCACCGCCTGAATAAACTGGCAAGTACCTCTGGCAAGCGGCTAACTCCCCCTGAAGTGTGCCAGTAGCAGTTGTGAATGGTGTTACCACGCTACCTTGCTCAAACTGCCAACCTGTTGTTCTTACGGTTGTGCTTGAAGTTCCTGACAAATCGTAAATAACAACACGAAGGCCTTTATTTGTTCCGTTTGGAGAAACACTAGAACCTAAAGTTGTAGTTACGGTATATCGCTGCCAACTGCCTGTGCCAGTAACGCTTGTGGATATTAGATTGCTTGAGTTATTTGTTCCACTAGTATCATCGGCATAATGAGCAATGATATTTATGGTTCTTCCGTTATCAAATTTTCCGTAAAAAGAAAATGTCCAGTTTGGTGATGTAAATTGAGAAACGCCAGTAGCAGCCAACTCAATCATCTGACCAATTACCCAACTGGCAACCAAGGTTGAGTTAGAGATGCAATAGGTAAGCCCTACATTTGTTGGGGCATCAGTTGTTTTTGTCCAAGACTGGCTTCCAGCCGAATAACCAAAATATCGGTCTGATGGGTAGCCGTATCCAGCATTTGTGACAACTGTTGTTCCCCGTTGCCAGATAGAAAAATCACCATTGATTATTTTGTTTTTACCAGCCGTAGCAATCGGCCCTGCCCAACTTACCCCACCACCAGCAGAAGAGTTTGCCACGAGTGTTGACCCGTCAGCGCCTACGCCGAGGTTAGTGACGCTGGCTGCGCCATTACCTACGATCAAATCGCCTTTGGCGGTTACTGTTGAGTTAGGAATGGCGTTAGCCACGTTAAAGGCATTTGCAGACATTACAGTCGCAATATCACCAGCAACCAAAGCATTGGTTAGAACGACAGAAGTACCTGTGGTTGCGGTGTAATCTACGGCACGCTCAAGAAGTACGCCATTAACATAAACTTCTTCTGCGCCTACCGTATAGGCTAGGCTTTGGCTAAAGCCATCTGTACCTGAGAGGGTTGTTTCTCCGCCAGTGGCAGTATAACGCCACTGCTTAACGGTAACAGCCGACCCAGTGCTAGGGTGACGGTTAACAGTCATATTATGAAATTTCCGATCCGAAAGCGCTGAAGGAAACTGATGTGCTTGATGCGGCGATTGACAGAATGTCAGTGTTAGCCAGAGTTACTCCAAGTGTCAAAGTATCTGTTGAATTGCTACCAAGAACTATATCATATGCGATATATTGCTTTGGAGTATCTGCAGCACCAGCAACACGAACTGACACACGATAGGTGATTGTTGATGTTGATTGGTTTGTGATGACGATGCTTGAAATTACAGCCGCTGCTGTGCCAGACGGTGTGTAAAGAGTGGTTAGGTTAGAGGATGCTCCTGCAGCCGTTGTAGCCGCTGGCACCGCCTGCCCAAGTACCTTATATGCTGTTGCCATTTATCTTCCTTTTCTCGGTAGTTGGGTCATCCGCCCATTGTCAAAAATGTTGTAGCCACTACATCGCCCATGCCAGCAAGTTGACCAACAACGCCATGAACATTGCTTTCAGCGGCAATATGCTGCTGTGCTTCTGTCATATCTTGGGCGGTAATTACATGGCGCACGATTGCACCAACGCCATGATTGGTTGGGTTAGTGCTGTTAAATCCACGGGTGACATTCAGGGTTAGACCCGTAACGCCGTTAACCTGGACCAATTCCTCTGAAGCATTGTTATAGTCAAGGGCAACAATGTAAGGATATTGGGACGGATAACCGACCAATGCGCTTACAGGAATAGTTGTACCAGTTGAATTGATCGAAGTGGTAAGAGTAGTATCTTGCGCTGTGGATGTGTAATATCTATTAACCGCTGGCATTTACTATCCTTACGAGGTGTAGTGGGTGCGTGGTGGGAACTGCTCTTGGAGACGGCGAATCTCAATTTGCAGCCGTTGCTGATAAAGGTTCTGGATAGCACGGCCAATGTTGACTGCTGAGCCAATTGGATTGGCTTGACCCATTGAGCCTGCTTCTGCAGATAGCGCAGGTACACGACCAAAGTCTAGGTACATTGCGGTACGGTAGGCGGCACCAAGGACAATTACCTCACGGCAAGTATCTTCAAGGCCAGTCATTGAAAAGTCATCTGAATCTTGCTGAAGCACGGTTGGCTTCTTGGTGTAAGTCACCATGACTTGACGGCCAGGGATAATGCCTTCACGAATCGAGATAGTCTTACCACTGTTCCATACCAATGGGTTAGCAGTACGATCTACACGATAGTGGCGGATTGGTAGCCATTCCTTAGAAGGGCCGATGGTCTGCCATGAGGCAGCCAATACATCTACCGCTTCATCTGGCAAGACATAGGTTGTAACCGCTGCTTGGAATGTAAAGGTTGTGTAGTACACGCCGAATAGATCTGGATACACAGCATCAATTGCCTGCTGAATATTGCGGCGAATGACTGAGCGTGGGAATGATGGAGTAACAGTTACCCGTGTACCTGATGTGTGGGTTGTAGCGGTTGTATCTCTAAAGCCACGACCATAGGCAGGAATGGTTGCTGTGTTGCTGGTACGGTCGAAAGAATCAACCCAGATCAATTCTTCATCAATCTCAACCAAGCCACGAGTTAGCACTGTGCCATCGGCAACCTGAAAGGTTAGGTCTGTTGCTGCCATTGGGGCAGTAAGATATGTAGCCTGATCTTGACGGTTGGTGTAACCTGTCAGAGATAAAGCAGTCTCGTCAATTAAATCTGAAAATAGAGTCATGATGCTATCAGTGAGGCTGCTAAGGCTTCGCCCAAGCCATAAGTGCCAGCAAGTTTATTTAAAATACCTGGCATGTCGGTGTTGTAGTTTGGTGCAGAAAAGCGCTTTGAATAAAGGTAGTTAAGCGCACCTTCCAAGTCCAGCGGTGTTGTAGTACCAGCCCAAACATTGGCTGCACCTTGTGCGTCAAGGGTTGGTACCCCGTTGACAATGGTGCCAGCCAGTCTGTTAAGACTGTATTGCAAGGTGGGTATAGTCATTATCTACCTTTCGCTGAACTTGGATGTGCCAATACTTTTATTTCTTTACCACCGATGACAATTGTCTTAGTGGTTATTTGGTTTGCTTGGCCAGTAGCCTTTACTTGCTTGGCCATGTGACGGTGCCGCCCACGCCCTCGTAAGAACCTTCTGGTGTAGCAGTTGGCTTACCGTCTAGTTTGCCAGTTACCTTAACTGCGTTGTTATTGCATCCGCATGACATGCACATATTACTTACCACCCTTTTTAGGCATTGCTACCTTCTTGAGATTTGGATTTGCTTTCTTTGCTGCTGGTGAAGCCTTGCGTGTTGATGAGGCTAGGATTGCTCCTGCTGACTCCATTGATACGCCAGACTTTTTAGCGATTGACTTTTGAGCGGCTGCGAAGCCCATACCCTTTTTTGCTGCTGCCATTAGATTGCTCCTGTTTCTTTCATTACCTTTGCGCTTTGCTTGGTAATCTTTGCTGCTGCTGGCATAGTGCCTGCATCAAATGCTGTGCCTAGTTTGTCGCTGGCTTCTTTAGCCTCTGCTACAGCCTTCATGGTTGTACCTGCAGGTTGGATGCCTTGTGAACGAGCATCTGCATAAGCATCTAGTTCTGCATTCCACTTCTTGGTTGACATGCCTTTATTGCTTGCGGCATCACCTGTGGAAAGTTCTAGCGTCTTGGCCTTGCAGCCAAAGCAGCCATCTACATATTCTGTATGTTTGGAATGTTCAGATGGTTCTTCTTCGTACTTGGGAATTTCTGTAAATACATCGTCGCACTTGGTGCAACCGTACTTGATTGGTACTGAGTCGTAATTAGCGTCTAAGCCCCAGTCAAGGATTTTTACTGTGTGTTGATGTGGCATTCTTCACCTGTCTAAAGAAGTTAAGGTTGCGTTGGATACGCTCTGTTTCTTCGCCATTGCCCTTTACGGCTTGCTCGGCAAAGACTATTGCTTCGTCAATATGCTTGAGGTTGTAAGCAGCGATTGATGCAAGGTCATAGGCTTTCCAGTCCCATACCGCTGATTCGTAGCAGTAATGGACGGAGCGAGGACGTTCCAAAGCGTTAATAGAAGCATCTAAACACCTTGTCCAATCCTCACGACGATATGCGTCAATTGCTACGCCATACCACGATTCGCCTTCACGGGGAAGAAGTTGTACGCCTTTGTCATACCAAGCGGTGGCTTGTTCATGCAAGCCCAGTTGGTGGCAAGCCTCACCTGCCCATCGGCAGACAGCGGCTTGTTCTACATCCCAACCATTGAGCGGTATTTGTTTCTCCGCTGAGTCAATAACATCTTGCCATCTATGGTGGAAGTAATACTCACGAGTCATATATGTCCACATGCGTGGATCTTGAGGATTTTCTTTGACTGCCATTTCTAGCAGCGTTAGATATTGTCCTCTGGATTTACTATTGTCTGGTAGGTGTTGGATGACGGCATTGCGGATATCGCAATCTCGTGTACTGCCTTCCCCGTACCACAATTGCACTTCGTGGCATGGATATTTCCAGTACCAACCGAACCTTGAGTGAAGCCTGTCCCTCTCCCATTTTTGCCCAGTATCCATGCTGATCCAGCCAAGATGTGAACCTGGTATCCATTTTTTCCTGACCTTTTTGAAGAAAGTCGGTTCTGGCACTTCGTCCATATCCAAGATAAGACAGACATCGGCATCCTCTGGTACGAGTGATAAGGCTGTGTTACGAGCCACATCAAAGCGAAATGGGTTAAGGTGAATCTGATGAACAGTTACACCCAATGCTCGTAGCATATCTTGGCTACCATCGGTAGATCCAGTATCTACTACTATGCGATAGTCGGCATCTTTCGTTGCCTCAACCCACCGTAGGATATGCTTAGATTCGTTCTTACATATTGAGTAGGTTGCTATCTTGACCATAGCGCAATCTTATCACATACCGCCAAGCATTAAAATGTCTTGAAGATTTGCTATTGCGGCTGCTCCAGTAGCACCTGTACTTCCTGTAGCGCCAGTCTGTCCCGTTGCACCAGTAGCCCCTGTCGCGCCAGTCGCTCCATTGCTGCCAGTAGTTCCCGCTGGTCCTGTCGGCCCAGTTTGGCCAGTCGCTCCAGTAGGTCCTGTGTTGCCTGTTGAACCAGTTGCTCCTGTGTTGCCGTTAGATCCTGTGCTTCCCGTTGCGCCTGTGGCACCCGCTGCTCCCGTCGGTCCAGTAATACCAATCAAACCAGCAACTGCAAAATTCCAGATGTTGTATCCACCAGAACCGCTAGTTGTATCAACCGTCATGACAAGGGTTGTAGTATTAATGGAAGTGATAACACCTTCCATCCAGTTTGTTGGTGACACTGGGTAAATAGCGCGAATGCGCATACCGACGATAAATGCACCTTGATAAGAGCCTGCAAAGGTAAATGTTTGTGAGCCTGTACCGATGGTTACGGTAGTAAGTGATGCTACTCCTGAGTAACCTGTACCTGTTGCTCCTGTGTTGCCTGTGGCACCCGTTGGGCCTGTAGGGCCTGTGCTGCCAGTAGAGCCAATGGCACCAGTGGCACCAGTATTACCAACAGCGCCAGTATTACCTGTTGCACCTGTATTACCTACGCTTCCTGTATTACCTGTAGCACCAGTGTTACCTGTTAATCCTGTAGAGCCAGTTGGGCCTGTATTTCCCTGTGAACCAGTGTTGCCAGTTGCTCCCGTATTTCCCGTGGCACCCGTATTGCCAACAGCACCAGTTGGACCTGTAAAGCCTGTACTGCCCTGTGCGCCTGTATTGCCGACTGCTCCAGTATTTCCTGTAGCACCAGTGTTTCCAGCGGCTCCTGTAGGCCCTGTAGGGCCTGTAAAGCCTATTGCACCGACTGCACCATCAAGGTTAACTGTCCATGAAGTAAATGTGCCAGTGCCTACAGTCTTGGTGACATTAAGCGTCAGCACGCCTGTGCCAGAATTGTAAGAAACAACATCACCAATAAAATAAGCGGATGTTGAGTTGGCAACAATTGTAGATTGTTGAACCGAATACTGTAAACCAGTTCCAATAGTAACTGTTTGTGTGCCGCTTACTGGCAGGGTGATAGACGAGGTAGAAGAAGTTTGGTACTTATCTCCTATAGGTCCTGTTGGTCCTGTTGCTCCAGTAGGTCCTGTATTACCCTGTGCGCCTGTAGAACCAGTGTTACCTGTTAGTCCAGTAGGTCCTGTTGGACCTGTTTGCCCTTGCGCACCAGTATTGCCAGTAGCGCCAGTAGGACCAGTGTTGCCAGTGTTGCCCGTATTACCTTGCGCACCAGTTACTCCAGTTGATCCTGTGGATCCAGTAGCCCCTGTGCCGCCAGTAATACCTGTTGGGCCAGTAGGACCTGTGGATCCTGTCGCTCCTGTGGAGCCGATAGGTCCTGTGTTTCCTTGGCTTCCTGTAGGACCTGTAACGCCTGTTGCACCTGTGGCGCCTGTAACGCTTGGTCCAGTTGCTCCTGTTGCACCTGACGCTCCTTGAATGCCTTGTGGACCGACTGGTCCAAGTTCGATAACTCTGTTTTCCTGGATGGCAACATTGTACACATTTGTTGTTGTAGGAATTAAGACTGTTGAAATGCTATTGACTGTGCTAGCCATTATTGCACCACGCTTGCTACAACTGTGAATGCGCCGTTGAGGATCTGATAAACATTGCCAGCAGTATCTGTGTAGTTAATTGCGTAGTTGTAGTTGCCAGCAGGCAATACATTTGGCTCTGTTTGAGCAGCGGTTAAACTAAATGTTACTTGACCAAGGCCAGGGCTGACAACAGCCTTGCCATTGGATGTTGATAATTCTACAATTAGGTTGTTGCTTACATCGCGTACTTGCATATCCGCGGTATAGCCTGTGAGGTTAACTGCAAGGTTGTTAATATTCCAGATAGGAGCAAGGGTAAAGGTTGTACCGTTGACAACGGTAATGTTGTATCTGCCTGGCGTCACTGTGTCTCCTATGCTGTTGTGGTTATGTACTGGCCATAACCACCATTGACAAGAATGTTATATTCGACTGGGGTGATGACATATTCATGTCCACCCAAATAGCAGTAGTCTGCTGCCTGTGTTTCATCTACACCTGGCGTACGCTCACGCACAATGGCTGTGCCGTAAACCAAGATGCTATCGCCACGAGCAATTCTAAAGCGCCAGAATAAGCGGCTAAAACCTGCTGGTGCTTCTTCCACCGTTGGTGGTTTAAAGATGTATGTCATGGCTACCTTTCAAGGGCGTTGCCACCCGCCCCCACGTGCGAGGGCGGGCAACAACTACTCAATTATGAGTTGTGGATTGAAGATGTTGATTCGAGACGAACCAATGCGGCGTCACGGTAACGGCTCCAGCCGAGTACACCGTACCAACCGATTGGACGGAAACGCATCAACTTATCAACAATTGGTCCGAAGATAACGTGTGGTTCTTCGGCAACTGCTTCTGCAAGTGCTTGCTTACCAGCAACAAGTGTACGGAATACACGTACGCCACCTGTAGCGTTGACATATGAAGAAGTACCAAAAGTACCTGAAGATGAACCAGCACCTGTACCGTCGGTAGCGCTGAACAAACGAGGAGACTCAACAAACATTGCGCCTTCGTATGTTCCGATTGTACCTGGCCAGAATTCTGAAGCACCGTTCTCAGAATACTTATGGTCATCACGCCATCCGCCTGCGCCAGTTTCTGAGCGTAGGTCGTATGAAACTTCTGGGTGGATACCACACCAGTAGTATTCGCCTTGACGTGGGACAGCCTTGTTAGCACGCAACTTAGCAACTGCGGTACGAACCATTGCTGCTGAGATTACGTCTGTATTCTTGATTGAGGCTTGTGTTGTTCCGTTGGTGTATGAACCAGCGTATGTTGAAACGATAGCACCGTTGACCTTAGCAATTGCGTTTGGTCCACCAACAAGGGTGTTAAGAACAGTTGTATCAAGTGAGTCAGCCATGTTAAAGGCGATGATGTCTGCAATTGCAGGATCAACGTCTGAAAGGCTGAACAACTCCAACTTGCGTGTTGCAAGTGAAGCGTTACCGTATTCATTGAGTGAAACGGTAACTGGTGTTGTGTTTCCAAGTGCTACAGCATCTGGATCAACGTCTTCTGACAATGCAGAAGTAACTGGTGATAGATCTGTGTAGATCTGGAATACTACTGAAGAACCAGGCATAGCCTGTTGTACTGGACGCTTATCTGCGACATCGCGGATAAGAGGGACAGCACGAAGTGCAAACTCGACATATCGGTCATAGGCTGTTTGGACGAGTGAGGTACCAAGCGAGCCAGACGATGTATCTGTATATGCGTTTGCCATTGTGTCACCTTCTTTCTATAAGGTTTGTGCGTTGGATGGGTTAAGTGCTACCGACGACGCTGGCTGATCTGACCCGTCAGGGCATTCAGTTCGTCAATTGACTTTGCACCTGCGACTTTGGCCATAAGGTCTGCGTCGCGTGATGGTGTTGATGCGTTTTGGGTTGCGGCATTGATGCGTTGATACGCTGCCTGATTTGCTGCCTGCGCTTCATCGGTAGGAGCAGACTCTGCATTTGCTGGTTGAAAACCGAATACATCGGCATTCTCAGTAAGCCATGCGTCAACCTGCTCTGGCGTACTTACGTCGCCAGGAATAAACTTGGCTACCTTGTCAGGTACACCTTTCGTTGCCAATACTTCCTTTACGGAACGATTGCGAAGATCGGATTGGATCGAAGCAAGTTGCTCAGCCAATTCTTTCTTTTCTTTCTCTGCACGCTTTAAAGCCTTGCGGAGATTTGCTGGGCCATCTGCCTGAATCTCTGTATCCAGATCCAAGTCGTCTTCATCATCTTGATATTGGTTTGCCATTTCGGCACTCCCTTTCGTTGTCGGATTTGCGTAAGCCTCAACATTTCCCAGGGGAAGGAGTGTTGGCTCTTACTACCAGTCTTAATACGCGTCATCTATGCTGGTCTTTAGTGACGGATCTTGTTTAACTTAGGCCGCTAATATCTCGTAGGCCAAGGCTGCCTGTGGCAGCACCTGCAGATCCGCTAAAGGCGGATGTTTCTGCAGTTGTAAGGCGGTTGATCTGCTGTTGAGCAGCAGCGGCACCTGTGGTATTAAATGTGGATGCAACAAGTGCTTGACCAACATTTGCTGGTCCTGCCACACCTGCACCATATCGCTCAGCGATTGATTGCAGTGCTGGCTGTTCTTCAGCAATTGTTCTAAATCCTTGCGCTGCCTGAGCCTGTGTAACGCCTTGTGCGGCTAAGCCCATTTGCAAACCGTTTTGGTTGACATATCCACCAGCCTGTGTATTACCACCTGTATTACCAACGGTAATGGCTACACCAGCACGGGCTGCTTCAGCGGCAATTGTTGCTGCTTGATATTCCTGTTGAACAATTGGCGCAGATACTTGTGGATCAAGAAGGTGCGAAACAATGGTTGATTGGCTAAGACCAAACTGCGATTGCAATTGAGAAATAACCGCTGGATCTTCATTTTGCACTGCAGCAGTTGCAGCATCTACACGCTGTTTAACTTCTGCTGGAGAAACATCTGCACCAATAAGGTTGCCAAGATAGGATGTTTGCATCAACGGGCTGTTATTTGGAATGCCAGCCATTGTCATAACCTGCTTGTATGACTGCTCATTAGCAATATATGTAGCAGGATCAAGCGGAGTAAGACCAGCGGCAATACGGGCTTGGTTGCCAACAAAACGCTGTTGCCATTGAGAAACAAGGTTTGTTGCGCTAGACAATTGCGTGCCTTGCAATCCTAAACCGTTAATAGCAGTCATAGGATCTGGACTATCCAAAATACTGGTAATGGTTGTTGAATCAAGACCAGCCTGAGCAAGCGAAGTAATACCTGCGCCAACGCCTGAACCTAAACCATAACTTTCAAGAAGTGCTGTTGCCTGAGCGGCAGCATTTGCTTGCGCCGCTGTAGGGCCTGTAGGGCCTGTAGGACTTACAGGGCTTGTAAGATTTGTTCCGCTAGTAAGATTAGAACCGCTGGTTGCGCCACCTGATGGTGTTGTAGAAGTAGGGCCAGCAACTTGCGTTTTTACTCCGCTAGCATTAGTAATGGTTGTGGTTGGATTAAGTCCAGCGGCAACATCTGCTGTTACTTTAGCCTTTGCTGCATCAAGAATAGCATTTGATTGTTCGCGTTTTACCTCAGAAGCATATGCTGCTCCAGTAAGGTAATTTAAAGGCGAACTAGAAGAAACAGTTGTTGCATTTGGGTTAAATGTTACCTGCGATGGATCTGGTGGACCAGACTGCACTGGTGTAGATTTTGTGGTTGTTTTTTTGGCAGCAGGCACCACTGTATTGTCTTCTGTTAATTTAGCGCTAGCCATTAACCAAGTCCCATCTTCTGAATAATCGCGTTAGCATTGCCAAGCAATGTTGATTGAGCATTCTTAGTATTAAGCCACTGTGGTTGCTGGCGAACAGTATTGGCAAAGGAAAGCGGATCAATAACATTTCCGTTTGCATCGCCACGCAAAGCGTCAGATATAATCTTGCCATATCCAGTATTTGAGCCAAGCGTTACATCGCTAGGTTGCACTTCAAGCAGACCAGTAAGTGTTGTCATATACGGTGCTGCAATCTGAGAAACAGTTTGTCCGCTTTTTAGTTGTTCTGCAAATGGCTTATATGTGTTGATAGCGTTTTGTTGTTGTTGAGCCTTGAAACTATCTAAATCATATCCTGAAATGCCGCCCTGAATCTTTTGAGCATAGTCTTGCAATTGAGCATCTGTGTATGTGCCAGACATTCCATAATCAGCCAATGTGCTTTTTAAGTTTGAAATATTTGCAGCAATTGCGCCTTGTGGCGTACCGCTGGCAGGATTGTAAGCAATCTTGGCATGTGTTGCAACAAATTTATCAAGATTTGCTGTTAAAGTTTGTGGGTCATCATAATAAGTATTAAGCAATGTTGTTACTGGATTATTAGTATCTTTAAACGCTGCTGTAATACCTGCTGTATCTGAAGGCTTAAGTTCTGGGCCAAGAGCCGATGGGTCAAGACCTTGCGAAACAGCGCTGTTATACATTGCTTTCCAAGTAGCATCATATTGGGTATACCATGCTGCTCCGCCGCTGCCATAAAAATCTTCATTGGCTTTTTGCATGCTTTGACCCATTTGCGCCCAACGTGGGTCTGCTTGGATCTTGTCAATAAATGCTTGAGTTGGTAATGCTCCGCCTTTAGCGTTAACAGATTCGTTGAGAATGTTAAGCATCCAAGGATTAGCAAGTGCCATGGCACCAAATGCACCGTATTGTTTTGCCAATTTTGCCAACTGGTCATTAACGGTTAAAGGTCCACTTGCTGTGGCATCCATTGGCGAAACTGGCGTAAGGCTTTCTGGGCCAGTTTGATTTACTTTTGTAAAGATTGGTTGACCATATTGGTCAAGTTGATTAAAGCCAGTATCGCTTGTGCTACCGCCAGCACCCGCACCTGAAGATCCAGCACCTGCGCCACCACCAGCACCCGCGCCAGCACCTGCATCAGACTTAGTTTTAGGCGGTGTTGCAACGCCAGTAATTTGTTCGGCAGTACGATTGCGAACTTGGCTTTGCTCTAAAGCATTGGCAGAATTTGCTGCCGCTTCTGCACCTAGTGGGGTTAATTCAGATTTAGCATTAAAGTACTGTACTTGCGCTTTCTGATTTTGTGCTTGCAAAGAAGAAATTTGCTTATCAATGGCAGATGTATCTTTGCCGTTGGCAGCATCTACAACTTTTTGATTTTGTAATTTAGTTATTTGCTTTTCTAAAGACGCAATTTGCTGATCGGTAGATTGCTCTGTAGCCTGAAGACCTTTTTGAGACTTGATGTAATCTTGTGCGCTACCATGCAATGATTGCAATTGAGTGTTGTAATCTTGCTGTTGCTTAATCAAAGCATTTTGTTGTTTAATGTCAGCAATTAAAGCCTGTGCGCGAGGGTCTGTTTGTGGCACACCGCTGTTAAGAAGCGATGTCAATTCATCAGAATAATTCTGAACATTGATTGGAGCCTGAATATAATCCTGTGGGTTGCCAGGTAGGCTAGGCTCCATCTTTGCCATTTGAGACTGAATTTTTTGGATCTGAGCAAGTACATCACCAGAACCTTGTTTAAATTCCATTTCGGCAAGAAGATTGCCGCCGCCAATTTGACCAGTGCCACCTTGATTATAATACTCTTGCTTTAACTGTTCAAGTTCCCAAGCAAGTTGATTGTATTGTGATTGTTTATCAGTAGCCATTACATTGGTCCTCTGTATTGGTCGGTCAGGGATTGTAAAGCACCCATGTAGTTATTGATGGCATAATATTGCCTTGCTTCACCAGTGTTTTGAATAATGGTTTGCAAGAATGTTTGTGGATCTACACCAGAACTTACTTGTCCGCCAGTAATGTCAGCACGCTTACCTGTTGGTCCATAGGTGGTTGTTTCATTAAATGTGCCAAAATTTTGTCGCTCAGCAGCAAGCAATTCTTGACCATAGGTTTGAATTTCTTGCGGTGTGGCATTACGGCCAAGAAGTGATTGCATTGTAGCGTTTACAAGTCCCTCAATATCTTGAGGTGATGTTTGTGTTGTAGAAGTGGTATTGGTTTTTGTAACCATGTTGGCATAAATATTGCCAGCGCCACCTTGGGCTTGCGACAAAAGAGCATTAAATTGACTTGTTGGCACTGTGGTGGTGCTACTAGATGTTGTAGTACTCATTATGCTGCCCTTCTAAATACGCTTGTAATAACGCTTTGCAACTTTGGATTTGCTGCAGCCAAGTTGTCAAGGTATGTGTACCAAGCATCTTGAAGATTTGAATAACCTGGTAGATGTGTACCATTGATTGTGTTGGCCAATAAACCAGCATGATAATCCTGATAACTTGCAAGCAATTCTTTAATTCCGCTACCTTCATCAGTATTTGGAATTAAACCTTTTTTATTCATTGCTTCAAATTGACCAATAACTTTTGCTGATTGAATTGGGCGTGTTGGATTGTTATAGTCTGCAAACCAGATTGGATTGCTTTGACCATAATCTGTTGTGATTTGTTTCCACACTTGGCCCATTTGATATTCGGCTTGACGGTTGCCAGCCTTGCGAGCAGCAGTTAAAGCATTTTGATAATCAGTATAATCTTGCGCTAAATCTTGCCATCCTTGCTTGACATACAAAGAATTAAGAAAATCTGTTGATGTTACCTTTGAGCGAAAATGGTCAAGCAAAAGTTTATTCTCAACTGCAAGCGCATCTTTGCCGTCTGCTACCTGTGGGATAAGGTATGGTGCAGCGCTAGAATATGCAGGGTTGTTAAGCAAAGCCCCATTGCTGTTAATAAAGTTTAATGTGCTGTCAGCCAACGGTACATATGCCCCGCTTGTGCCATTTTGGCTGCGGGCTAATGTGTAACCCAAAGCCCTGTTTGGATTGCTTGGCGAACCAGTTTGCTCAATAAACTTATTTAACGCACTAGCCGCCGTGTACTTCTGGCCTGTGGTTGGATCGGTTTGATTCAACAGGCTAAGGTAATCAGAGCGTAGTGTTTGTAGGTTCTTGTCATAATAGTCATTGCTTACCGTTGGAGCCAATGGCAAGAAGAACGAGAACAAACCTTTGATAAGCAAGTTAGACTTGGCATTGTCTTGGATCTTGCCCAAAATCTGCGCTTGCTGATAAGGTGGCAATGATGTGTAGTTTTCTGGCAAATCACCATGATAATAAGCGGCAGCAATTGCTGACAACTTAGAATTGTAAACAGTTGACTCACGCTCGTCAAAATTTAGCGCATTGAAAATATCGCGCATGGTTGAGTTAGGCATAATTGTGTCAATAATGTTTTGCGCTGGATAACCACCATTTGCAAGATTAACAGCCTTATCAGTCCATGGGAACATCTTAGATATTTGGTTTAATCCCAAGTTGATAAATGGGCTAACGCCAGGTGTTTTAATTTCTGGCAATACAGATAACAAGGATGCTGTGTTACCAGTAATAGATTCTGGCAAACCTGTAAACTGAGTCATGCCAAGGGCATTTAAGCCACGAGAAAGCGCATTGCCAAATTCACCCAAGATTGGGTAAACAATGTACTTCTGTCCGTTTGGATCTGTATGTACAAAGCCAGGGTTGTTCATGCCTTGCTGGATCATCTGATAATCACGAAACGCCTGTGGGTTTGTCATAATCAAATTGCCCGTACGACGCAAAGCCTGCTCTTGAGCAAAGTAAAACGGAAAGATGTTGCGGTGCATAATTGCCCATTGGCTACGAATAGCAGGGCTGTGAATGCACGGAATCATATCTCGTGTAGCCTGAGTAGCAGACATGCGTACTGCTTCTTCTTTACTCATCAAGCCCATATCAACCAATGGTTGATTTTCAACACGACGACGAAAGTAAAAGTCGTTAAATATAGGCTGACGAGAAATATAATCCATCACAGGTGTAACGAATTTGCGATAACCAAATTCTTCTACGCGGCGCATAGAATCTGCAATAGAAGGCATATGACGCTTACCAAGAACCTTGATAGGCAACGATGCTTGTGGCAACTGCTTTATTTCTTTTTCAGTTACTGGCTTGTTGTTGGCAATACGGCTAAGAATGCCATTTTGGATGGTACCATCGGCACCGCTTACAAGTCCTTGCAAATGTTCAACTTGAGCCTTTGCAAAAGATTCTGGAACGGCTTTTGTGTAACCATCCATAGAACTGCGTAGATTTTGAAACATTGCAGGATCTTTAATACGAGCAGCCTGCGCATCAACAAGTTGAGCAAATCGTTGTTCT